CAAGAACACCTTCGGTTACACCTTCTGTCACTCCATCCATTACACCAACTAGTTCTGTTACACCATCTGTTACACCTTCGGTCACTCCATCTGTAACACCTTCTGTCACTCCATCCATTACACCAACTAGTTCTGTAACACCTTCGGTGACTCCATCAAGAACACCTTCGGTCACACCTTCTGTCACTCCATCCATTACACCAACTAGTTCTGTAACACCATCTGTCACTCCATCATTAACACCGACACCTAGCTGTTTACCTTGTTATTTTTATTTAATTGAAGGAACAGGTTTTAATGAGGTTTTTTACACCCAGTGTGATGGCACTTCATCTGGACTTAGTGTATATAATGGTTCGAGTGATACAATATGTGCCAGACCCAATACAATCACATTTCAAAGTCCATCACCAGCACCAAATGTAACACAACAATCACAATGCGGAAACCAATGTTCACCACCAGCACCATCACCCCAACAATCACCTTCATCAACACCATCTGTCACACCATCAAGAACACCTTCAGTAACACCTTCTTTAACACCAACTAGTTCTTTAACACCTTCGGTGACTCCATCAGTTACACCATCCGTTACTCCATCAAGGACACCTTCGTTAACACCAACTAGTTCTTTAACACCTTCGGTGACACCATCAAGGACACCTTCGTTAACACCAACTAGTTCTTTAACACCATCAAGGACACCTTCGTTAACACCAACTAGTTCTTTAACACCATCAAGAACACCATCTTTAACACCAACATCAACACCGACACCTAGTTGTTCATTGTGTTATGAATATGAAATAAATCATGTTGGGATTGGTGGTGCGGAATATCAATTAACTGGATGCAATGGAACTGTTTTTAATTTAACTGTTCAAGGTAACGAGAATGTACAAACAGTTTGTGTTAGAGAAAATAGCATAATAAAAATTTCAGGGGTACAAGGTACAATAACACCTGTATTTAATTGTGGTAACTCTTGTGCACAAACAAGCCCAACACCAACAAGGACGGTATCAAGAACACCATCTGTCACACCATCTTTAACACCAACTAGTTCTTTAACACCATCAAGAACACCATCTTTAACACCAACTAGTTCTTTAACACCATCAAGAACACCATCTTTAACACCAACTAGTTCTTTAACACCATCAAGAACACCATCTTTAACACCAACTAGTTCTTTAACACCATCAAGAACACCATCTTTAACACCAACTAGTTCTTTAACACCATCGGTAACTCCATCAAGAACACCATCTTTAACACCCACTAGGTCTTTAACACCAACACCAACATCAACATGTCCTGGTGTTCAAGCTAACTGTTATGGTTATTCATTGGATAATACGGGTGGTTCAAGTCAACAATGTTGGGAATGGTATGATTGCGATGGTACCTTCCAAAACTACTGCATTCCTGCTTTTGGTAGTTACTATATCTCTTGTGCTAGAGCGGGTTCCGTTAACAGAACGTCAGGTCCTGTTGGTCCGTTCCCTGGAGAAGATTTGGAACCATGTGGCACATATTGTGCACCAGCATCACCATCAGTTACACCATCAAGAACACCATCAGTTACACCATCAAGAACACCATCAGTTACACCATCACCAACACCATCTGTTACACGAACTGTGACACCAACACCATCAAGAACACCATCTTTAACACCAACACCAACACCGACACCAACACCAACACCATCAATTGCGGGTTGTGTATGTAAACTTTATGAAATAGATAGTTTAACCAATAGTTCAACAGTACAAGTAAAATCTTGTTGTGACGATACATTCTATTCAACAAGTGACTCAAATTATTGGAAACATTCTGGTAATTTTATAAGTGTTTGTTCTTGTGAAGACAACGTAACAGTAACAGGTGGTGGTAGTGCAAACTTAATAAGTGATTGTAATACCGATTGTAGTTGTTATGAAATATATGTTGCACAAGAGGACATTGATGCCAGTATAGGTGACCCAATAGTACACTACCAATGTTGCGATGGTTCGTTTGCCACAGAAACATATTCAGCATCTGCTGGTCAATATTTTTTATGTGCTCAACACGTATTTCACTTAATGTTTATTAAGGGTACCACATATTATTTTCCAACCGCTAGTACCTTTACCGACACCGGCCAAAATGTTGGTTGTACCTGTACAAGTTGTGGGAACGGATGTTGATAAATAAAAAATAAACTATTTATTAGAAATGTCTTGTACAAACGATTTAATAACCCCAAAAGGAACATTAATATATTTTAATTCAGGTTCAATATATACGAATTGTGATGTATATACCGGATTAACATCAACAAGTGTTACAGGTATCACAAGTTGTACAGGAATGACAACAGGTAATGTTTGTGATTTGCAAGGTATCGACGCGAATTTAATGGAAATTTACATAAGATTGGATTGTGATGGTTGTTGCGATAAAACGTATAAAGTTAATTTGGATGAGTGTTTATGTTATTCAGGTGTAACACCAACACCAACGTCTTCTATAACACCATCTATAACACCAACCACCACACCATCTATCACACCAACGTCTTCTATAACACCAACCACCACACCATCTATCACACCAACGTCTTCTATAACACCATCTATAACACCAACCACCACACCATCTATAACATTAACGCCATCTCTTACACCATCGCAATCGTACAATAGTTTAGGTTTATTCTTTAGTATCGCTGCGAGTAGTACTGCAGGATGTGCGCTCTTTACAGGTGGAACGTCAGCAAATACAGAATATTTTACATTTGGGGTTAGTGCTGTTGATTTTTATACAAACCCTGTTGGAAAATCAGTATATGTTAACTCACCACCATTTGGTTTTGGATTACTTGGAACAGGATATATTGTTACATCAAATGGATGTCGATATGAACTTATATCGGGTGTTGTTCAAAATATACAAACATGTTCACCAGGAGGAAGTTGTGCTTCACCAATTTAACTAAAAAAATATCATGGGACTAAATATTAAAATATTAAACATTGTTTATGAAACCACATATTCATTGAGATATAAATCTGGTGACCACCCATATCCCGAAAACAATAATTCAACTTTTACTCTTTATGGTACGGGATTAACAAATTCAAGTGTAACACTTACAGGATTAAGTTTTGACACACAATATTGGATAAAAATGACCGATGACTCATCAGGTAGATATATCATAAAAAATATTTATACACATGATAGCAAAGTGTATCCGTGTTATGACACAATCTGTTTTGATGTTGTGGTTCTTTGTGTGAGTCCGTCACCTACACCTACACCTACACCATCTATAATACCATAAATCGATATCGTTTTGTATTTATAAAAAATGTATAGTCAATATCAAATAACAATAAATAATTTTACGGGACAAACACCTTGTAACGGTTATTATGTATATACTGGATTAACAACAAATATTAATAATGCTGGTTTTATAAATGAAATCACAACTCTAATACCAATTGTTAATGGATATGTATTTACAATTGAATTATTAAGTTCAATTTCAAAAATATATTTATTTATTGAACACTGTGATGGACATGTTAATTCAGTTCCAAGTACCACACCTAAATTACAAGGTGGGTATCAAATTGTATCAGTTAATTTAACATGTAGTGATTGTTATGGAATACCATCAACTACACCTTCCGCAACACTACAAACAACTCCATCAACTACACCTTCCGCAACACCACAAGCAACTCCATCAACTACACCTTCCGCAACTCCATCAACTACACCTTCCGCAACACCACAAGCAACCCCATCACCAACACCATCTATTACCCCATCGATAACACTTTCATTAACACCATCTGTTACCCCATCACTAACACCATCTGTTACACCAACTAATTCCTTAACACCATCTGTTACACCTTCTATTACCCCATCATTAACATCTTCTCCAACACCTTCTTTAACACCAACCCCTTCCACAAGTGAAATTTGTTGTAAAACTTGGAGACTTACCGATTCAGGTGCTCACTATATATTTAATTGGATTGATTGTAATAATGTTTCACAGACTTGGTTCGCAGAAGGAACACCAGTATCACCAATATCAAATGATGTTTGTGCGTGTCAAACTCCTTATATAAATACCCCACCCCCAAGCGGTTGGTCTGTTACTCTATTAAGCAATACTTGTCCATAGTAATCGTGAAATTAATTTTTTAATATTTATAATAAAAATATATGAGTTTTCTAAGTAATAATAATTCGGAATTCTTATCCGTTCGAATAACACAAAAAGGAAGAAATTCAATTGCAAAAGGAAATTTTAATATTTCATATTTTCAAATTGGTGATTCTGAATTTGACTATACCGTACCTTTTAATACACTAACGGGATTAAATAACTCACCTTTTCAATCGGTATTTTCACCTTTAGACAAAGAAGGTGGAGTAAAGTATCCATATAAAATTGATGGAACCTCAACTTCAACAACATATGGTGTTCCTATTGAATCATCAACAACAGACACTTTAAGAAACGTAATGGGTCCTGCTGGATTTGTTTCACAATATTTAGAATATGATGATGTTGAATGTGTTGGAACAAGTATCGAATGCACAACACAACAAATTTCATTATCTGGATTAACGGGTGATAATAGTGTTGTTGTTCCTACCGGTACGAGTTTTAATGATTGTGAATTTATTACAATTGTTTTTGATGGATTTAACGCCACTGACCCCAACTATCCAATTATTACTGGAGATAGTGCAAGTTTAATTTATAAAATAACAGGGATAACAGGAAATACACTTTATATAGATAGGTCAACGCCAAATTTTAGTGGATGCACGGGTCCTGCACAAGTTATCTGTAATAAATGTGAAAATGAATACCCAATTACAGTTCAATACAACCCAAATTGTAGACCGGAAGAAATAGACCCATCACAACAATTAAATCCGTGGACAATGAATGTTGTTTGGGGAACAAAACCTATCGGTTTTGATGTGAATGGTACGGACGAAAATTTGACAGGTTTTACATCAAATAAACATATATCAACCAAACAATTTTTGGGGTACACCACCTCTAGTGGTCAAACGTTTACAAACCTGACAGGTGGAACAATAACTAATCCAACGTCGTTTAAAAACTCATTTAATGAAGAAATTGAGGTAACACCCGAAGAACAAAGATGTGTCGCTGTTATTCATTATTCAGAATTAGGCGATTTAAAAAACGACCCCGAAAGATTTTTTAAATACGACGATTACATCAGTACAAACAATACTGAGTCCGATTCTTTATTGGAAGATTCATTGGGTAATAGTGTTACTGATTTAGAATATTTTGAAGTATATATCCCATTTATTCAATACCATAGAAACACAGGAACAACTGTGGGTGGTTTATTTACAATGGATACCGTTGATTATTATGTATCATCTAAAATTAATGCGAATCAAAAAGTTAAATTTAGATATTTGGTAGATGAATTTGCAAATAAAGTTGGTAAAATTTTTGTAAACAATAAGGTGATTATTATTGACGACCAAGAATTGATTGCTGTTATGGATTACAAATCCAATAGAAAATACACATTACCCGCACCAAAGATTAATTTACTCCCATCTAGTTTAAGTGTTGCGGAATCGTTTTATACTGGTGGAACAGAGCAGATTGTATGGGTTACTTACATGTTTAGTAATTCACAGGACACTCAATTAAATTCATTACCGTGCAATTACTATGTGAAGTTAAATTTAGAATCAGACACCGATAATTCATGTAAAACATTATACAGTACGGTTAGCAATTTGTATGTAAAATTCGATAATAATTCATTCCCTTTTATGTTTACAGGAACAACGTGTAATGCGAAGAATGGTTTAATTGCCGATAATTTTTACATATTAATACAAATAACAAACTTAGATGAATATCCGGTACCAAATCAATGGTTATCAATTAATATGACATCATACATACCCAACCACACTTCGGGAAACACAATAAATCCAACAAACATGGAAAATTATTCTTTTGAAATTACAAAAGATTTGTATGATAATTATTCAACTTTATTTGATTTAGAATCGTATCTTGGTCCAATACCAAATGAACCATCAACCGACCCACAATTTGGTGACGAACAACCATTTCCCGGTAGTATAAAATTAGTAAGAGCGACCGATATTGAAAAAATGAATTTCTTGGTCAATTTACCATCAACTCAATTTAACACAACTCAAAATCCGACATACACAAATGGTCAAGATAAAAGAATAACTGAGATTGCATTATTAAACGAAAACAAAGAAGTTTTGGTTATTGGTAAAACCGCAAATCCCGTAAAAAGAAGCGGAACACAAGTTTTTGGAATTAAAATAGATTTTTAATTATTTACAATTAATCAAAAGTTTCATATATATGTTAATATATGAACAATAAATTTAAAAATTCACCCAAAATTTTGGGTTTGGACATAAGTACAAAAACCGTTGGGTTTGCATTATTTGATTTAAATAATTCTAAACTATTGGAATTAACGCATTTTTCACCAAAAATCAAACCACAACCAGAAGATAAAATTGAAGAGTTAATAAAAAAAGCGGACGCATTTAAAAAACACTTGGAAAATTATAAAGATATTGGTATCACTAGAGTTGTTATTGAAGAACCCCTTTTGAATTCAAACAATATCTATACCGTTGGAACTTTAATTAGATACAACACAATGATTTTAAAATCATGTTATGATATTTTAAATATTGTTCCCACTTTTATATCAACATATAACGCAAGAAAATACGCATTTCCATCTTTAATTGGAAAAAATGAAAAGGGTAAAAGTGTTTTATTTGGTGGGTTACCAAAAAATATTGATAAAAAACACTTGGTGTGGGAGAATGTAAATTCTGTTTGTCCCGAAGTTAAATGGATTTACAATAAAACAGGTGAATTAAAAAAAGAAAACTACGACATGTCTGATGCTGCAACCGCGGTTATTGGTTATGTCAATATGCAAAAATCAATTGTTGAATAATTTTTTTTGTTTTTCATTGTTTTTTTTGTATATTATGAAACATAATAAGTGTTAAAGATAAATATATCTTAACACAAGGTGGGTGGTTTTTGGTGGAAACCCCCACCTTTTATTTTTGGTTTTTCAATTTTTTTTCCTTATACTTTATTTATGTCAAGTAAAAACTCTGAATATAAACCAATCGTCGATATTTTAATAGATATATTTGGAAACTATGACACGCACAATGATTATCGACATCAAATTTCATTTGATTGTCCGGTATGTTCTCATGAGATTAAGGGTCTGGATAATGGTGATGGTAAAGGTAATTTAGAAATTAACTACAAAAAAAACGTATTTAAATGTTGGTCTTGCGGTGATACTCACGATACACATGGTTCAATATATAAGTTGATAAAAAAATACGGTAACCAAAAACACCTAAAAAGATACGAATTATTGATGCCTGAAGAAGTCGAAGTTTTAGTTAAACCAAAAAAAGAAATAATATTACCAAAAGAGTTTATTTCAATGTATGGTCTAAGTGATGCATTTAAAAAAACACATTATTATAGGGAATCAATTGGATATTTAAGAAATAGAAACATTACCGATGATATAATTAAAAAATTTAATATTGGTTTTGCATATGAAGGATTATACTCAAATAGAATAATTATACCTTCATATGACCAAAGAAAAAAATTGAATTATTTTATTGCTCGTTCTTATTTACCAAGAACAAAAATGAAATACCTTAACCCATCAGTAGAAAAAGAAACCATTATTTTTAATGAATCTTTGATTGATTGGACCAAAAAAATATATTTAGTTGAAGGTGTTTTTGATTCTATTTTTTTAAACAATGCGGTACCATTGTTAGGTAAACATTTACCCGAATCTTTATTTAAAAAGATATATGATTTAGGTTGTGAAGTAACGATTATCTTAGATGGTGATGCTTGGGACAATACTGAAAATTTATATCACAAAATGAATTGTGGAAAATTATTCGGTAAAATAAATGTTGTTAAATTACCAAAAGATAAAGACATTGCGGACTTACAGGGTAATTTAACTGAATATAAAGAATTTAAATTAGATTAAATGGAATTAAAAAAAATAGCACATGAAGTGCGAGAAATTATTGAAAAAAGAAAAGACAAACTTGAATTGAGTTTTATTGAAGATGAGCACATTTACTTCATGAAAGATATGAATGGAGTAATCAGAAATGATTATCCATCGGTATCTAAAGTAATTAAAAATTTTTATGTGCCTTTTGATTCTGAATCAAAGGCATTAGAAATGTCTAATGGTAATAAAGAAAAAGCGAAAAAACTTTTAAACGAATGGGAAAAAGCGGGGACCAATGCTACTAGTATGGGTAGTAGGGCACATTATTTTTTAGAATCTGAATTAGTTGGTCAATATGGTAACTATAAAAATGTGAGAGAACCGATATTTGATTGTGATGATGAATCCATTGATAGAAGTAATAGTATGATTGTTGGAGGAAAAGAGTATATTGATTTAATGCATGAGAGGGGTGCCGTACTTTTAGATACTGAAATGGTATTAGGTGACCCCGAATTAGGTTATGTCGGACAACCTGATAAGGTATGGTTAATACCAAATAAAAATAAGAACTCATATGGTTTTGTAATCACAGACTGGAAAACAAATCAAGAAAGAAAATTTCAAATTCAACATTACACAAAAAAAATGTTACCCCCTTTTGAACTTTACTATGATACCGCTTTAACGCATTATTTTATACAATTACCCTTATATGGTAAATTACTTTTAAAAATGTTGGAAAATACTAAATTTAAAGATATTAAATTGTATGGATGTGTTGTTGTTCATTTAAAAGACAATAAAACATTTACAGAATACAAAGTACCTCAAGAAATAACCGAAACCATTTTGAACATAAACATTAAAAATTATTTAAAAGATTAAAAAAAAATTATGATTAAACGTATTGTACATTTATCTGACTTACATATTCGAACATATCTCTACCATGATATGTATAGAAGACAATTTAAATTGTTTTTAAAAAATGTAAAAAATGCCTTATCTGACTGTAGTATAGAAGAAGTTCGAGTTGTAATTACAGGGGATATTGCTCACCAAAAAATTAACATCTCTAATGAACAGATGATGTTAACTTCTTGGTTTTTAAGTGAAATAACAAAAAAAATAGGTAAGGTTGTTTTGATTCCTGGTAATCATGATTTTTTAGAGAACAACACCAATAGATTAGATAGTATAACACCCGTTGTTGAACTTATGAACAATCCAAATATCACATATTACAAGGATAATGGTGTTTATGAAGATGAAAATATAAATTGGGTTGTTTATTCGTTATATCAACATAACCAAAGACCTGAATATAAAAAAGAATCAGATAAGTTTTATGTTGGGTTATTTCATGGACCTATTCAGGGTCTATCAACTGATTTAGGGTTTGAATTCGAAAACGCGTATTCACCATTAAATTTTGTAGATTTAGATTTATTGCTTTGTGGTGACATACATAAACGTCAAATCTTTAAATTAACAAATGGGGGAAATGCGGTAATGATTGGTTCAATGATACAACAAAATTTCGGAGAAACCGTAAATTACCACGGATATGGTATTTATGATTTTGAAACAAAAAAATATGAAACTTTTGATATTGAAAATGAACAACCTTTTTTACATTTCTCAATATCTGATATTTCTGATATAGAAAAAAATGGAGAAATTTTACTTAACATTAGATAGTGAATTCATAAGATATTGTGAATTAAACAATATTGATGACATTGAAAAATTCGCGATTAACACATTTAAAAATGGTTTCAATATTATTAAATATGGTAATATTCCAACCGGTGTTTTAAATGAAAAAATCGTTGAAAAAGAAGTGGTTAGAGAAGTAATTATTGAAAAACCAATAGAAATAATTAAAGAAGTTTCAACTGAAATTAGTAATGAAGAAATCATGAAATTGCAAGAAGAAAATGAAAGATTAAGAAACGAGTTAGAAACCATAACAAAATCGTTAGAATCTTTAGGAAGAAAAGGTAAGTACATGAAAGACAGTAATCTTTCTTCTTTGTATGAAGAATGATTTGATTTTTGTTACTTTATTGATTATATTTTAAATAAAAAGTAATATGATAGATTTTATAATTTTTTGGGCGTTTGCTACTTACGGTATGACCACTATTTTAGTTTATGGTTCTATTTTTAATAAACCAAGAAATTTTATTAAGAGATGGTCAGAAAATCAATACGCACCTTTTCAATATGTGGGTAAATTCATGCACGATTTAATAAGTTGTATGCTTTGTACATCAACATGGGTTGGATTTTTCTTTTCAATTAGTTTAGGTGGATTAAGTTGTTACATTGTTAATATATCGTCACCATACTCCATATTTTTCGATGGAATGTTTACCGCGGGAATTGTTTGGGCAATAAATGGTATTGTTGAATTTTTTGAAGAAAGTAGAATAAAATAAAAGATAAAAAATATGAAATGTTTAAAGGTAGTTATGACGATACTGAAGTCAGAGAATTTAGTAAAAAATTTTTAAAAGAGGTTTTTAATTTTAGTTTAATTGACCATCCCAACAATAAAGCAATAGATTTAATAATGGAGAACAATTATACTTTTGGTGTAGAATTGGAAAGGGGAGGTTGGTATGGTGATTTATGGAAAAGTAGATATTCACTTATAAGTGGTTACGAATTTAGAACAATTAATATACCGATTAGAAAGTTAAAATATTGGTATAATATTACAAATGATAATATATTACCAAATAAACTTGAAAATTGGTTTATTAGAACAAATAAAAATTTTACTCAAGTCATATTAATTAAACCTGACACTATAAAAGACTATAACAAAATTATTTTTACAGAAATTAGACCAGGTAATACTAATCAAATTGAAAAATTTATGTCATTTAAAATGGAACATGTTGAAACTTATAACTTAAAAAAAAATAAATGGACAAAATAAAAGAAAAATCGACAAGCTATGTTAACCCTTACATTAAAGTAACATGGCAAGATACTCATGAAAATTTTACATCAGAAAAAATTAATCGTGTAAAATCATATTTTCAAAAAAAATACAACACAAGGTATGTACAAATCATAACCAAAGTGATAACCAATGAAGATAATTCAAAGTTAGCATCATTGGATATTTCTGAAAGTATATCAGATTTAAATTATCAAAAAATCTTGATGACTGATTTCATTAAAGAAAACGGTATACAAGTTTCTATAGATAAACTAAATAGTTTAGACAATAAAGTAAACGAAGAGTTTATAAAGAAAAATGGTGATAAAATTAAATACAACAAATGGTATATAAAGAAAGTCGAATTTTCAAATTTCCTATCATTTGGTAGTCAAAATGTTATTGATTTTACTGAACTACCCGGTATAACTGTTGTTGAATCATCACCAAAAAATTTTGGGGGTAAATCCACTGCAACAGTTGATTTGTTATTATTTTTATTTTTTAACAAAACAACAAAAACAAAAACAAATTCTGAAATTTTTAATAGATTTACAGATAATGATGATTTAAGTGTTAAGGGTTACATTACCATTGATAATGATGATTATGTCATAGAAAGAACTGCAGTTAGAAAGAAAACAAAGTCTGGTGAATATAACGTTTCAAGTAAATTGGAATTTTTCAAAATCAAAGAAAATGGTGAAATTGAAAATTTAACGGGCGAACAAAGAAGAGAAACTGAAGACTTTATCACAAAAGCAATTGGTTCTGAAGAAGATTTCTTGTCCACCATATTAACAACCGGAAATAATTTAGAAGAACTGATTGAATCTAAACCTACTGCAAGAGGCATAATCTTAACTAAATTTTTAGGTTTAGAAATATTAAAGGATAAGGAAGAAATATGTAAATTAATTCAAAGTGAGTGGAGTAAAAAATTAATATCAAATACCTACAATATTTCTGAGTTGGAGTCCACAAACGAAAGTCTTAAAGAAAACCTTGAAACCAACAAAGAAGAGATTAAAAAATTAGATAAAGAAATCAAATTAAATCAATCTACTTTAGTAAGTGTTCAATCAAAAAGAGATATTTGTTTATCTAAAAAGAATAATGATGTTGACCAAGAATTGATAAAAACAAATGTAGACCAACTAAATTCAGATGTTCTTAAATTAAAAAAATTAAGTAAATCTTTGTTGGACCAAGCAAATGAAGTTTCAGTTATTGAACCATCAGAATATTACCATGAGGATGAACATCAATTATTAAAAGATGAGATGGAAGGTATTAAAATTGAAGGTGGCATTAATAAAAATACTATAGAAAGAAACGAATCATTAATTAAACAATTAGAAGAAGGTCAAATTTGTCCAACATGTAATAGGGCTTTAGAAGATGTTGACCATAGTGATGAAATTAATAAATTAAAAGAATTGGTTGCATCAATTAAAGAAATCCAAATCGAGTCACGTAATAAGTATATTGAATTAAATGAGAAAGAAAAAAAGTGTGCCGATTTGAAAAAACAATTTGATGAGTATGAAAAAAATAAATTGAAAAAGGCCAGATATGAATTAGAATACCAACAAAAAGAATTGGAAATTAATTCTATACAATTAAAAATAAATAATTACGAGAAGAATAAACAAAAACTTATTGAGAACCAAGAATTGGACGCGGAGTCATTTAATCTTAATACACAAATTGAAAGTTTAACTGCCACTATTAGATATCAATCATCTACCATTGAAAGATTAAACACTCAAAATGAAAATATCTTAAGTAAGATAGAAACCAATGATGGTTTAATTAAAAAAATAAAAATTGAGAACGATACACAAGCGATTTTTAAAACATATTTAACCGTTTTTGGTAAAAATGGGATATCAAAAATAATACTAAAAAATATGGTACCACTAATAAATCAAGAATTATATCGACTTTTAGTTGATAGTTCCCACTTTATTTTAGAGTTAAATATCAATGAAAAAAATGAAGTTGAATTTATTATGATTGATACGGAAACAAGAGTAATTAAACCATTAAATTCTGGTTCAGGATATGAAAGAACGATTTCTTCGTTGGCATTAAGAAGTGTATTAACTAAAATATCTTCATTACCTAAACCAAATATAGTGGTAATGGATGAAGTATTTGGTAAAATTGCCGATGAAAATTTAGATATGGTCGGTGAATTTTTCAAAAAAATTAAAGATTATTTTGAACACATATTTGTAATATCGCATAACCCGTTGATTAGAAACTGGTCAGACAATTTAGTTATGATAAAAAAGGAAGAGAATATTAGTTCAATTGATTATGTGACACCTAAAATTTCTTAAATTAATAATTTTTTCGTATCTTTACAAAAAAAACAATATGGACAGTAAACAATATCGTGATTTTGGTCTTTTTGCCAAAGACAAAGGAGTAAGTGGAATGGGGTTACATTATTATGGAAAACAGATTGAAGATAGTCTTACCCCCTATATTTTAGAGGAAAGACAAATGAACATTACCGTAATGGATGTCTTTTCAAGATTAATGATGGAAAGGATAATATGGGTAGCGGGTCCTGTTAATGATAATATGTCGACCGTTGTTCAGGCTCAATTAATGTTTTTGGATAGTTTAGATAGTACTGACATAACCATGCACATTGATAGTCCCGGTGGTTCTGTTAAATCGGGGTTATCCATGGTGGATGTTATGGAGTATATACATTCTGATATTAGGACAGTCAACACTGGTATGGCGGCATCTATGGGTTCAATTCTATTAGGTGCGGGCACAAAAGGTAAAAGATGTTCTTTGAGATTCTCAAGAACAATGTTACACCAATCTTCTGGTGGTTTTGAAGGTAATATCCTAGACGCAAAAATAAACATGATTGAGTGGGAAAAACTTAATAAAATTCTTTTTGAACTATTGGGTGAATATTGTAATAAACCCGCTGAACAGGTGATGAAAGATGCTGAGAGAGATATGTGGTTATCATCGTCAGACGCATTGAATTATGGTATTATTGATGAAGTAATTCGAAAAAAATAACATTATAGTATTTATAATTATGGACACTATTATTAATTTTTTTAAAAAAGAATATAAATCAGTTATAGGTTTTTCTTTTATTCTTTATGTTTTTTATTGGATTACATTTGTATTAACACCAACAATTGAAATGTCAGAAGATGAAAAACAAAAAATAGATTCTTTAAATATTTTAATTAAAGAAATGTATGCTGAACAAGAAAAATTAGATGATAAAATTGATAATATAAATAACGAAATTAAAGACGTTGATAATAGTATCGATAAAATAAAAGGACAAAAAATAATAATAAAAGAAACATATCATGAAAAAATTAATCGCGCTTCTAATTTTACTGAACCTGAGCTTGACAGCTTTTTCTCAGACAGATACAAATAAACAACAAGAACCGGTAAAGTGTTTACCGATTTCCGTATTTAAAAATATATCTAAAGACCTCTTAAAGGGTGATTCTGCAATGGCAGAATTGACTCTTTGCAATGAACAAACTATTAAGTTAGAAGAAAAGATTTCATTAAAAGATAGTGTAATTTTCACAATGCAAGAGAAAGAAAAAAATTACAAAAAAATTATTCTTGCCCATGAAGAAAAGTTCAATGTCCTTGAACAGTACACAAAATCTGTTGAAATGAAACTTAAAAAAGAAAAGTTAAAAGGTAAGTTCAAAAGTTTTATAGGTGGAGGTTTAATTTTAGTTTTATCAGGACTACTAATACTCTAAAATAAGACATGAAAACATTTTTATTGTTTTTATACCCAAATTTTGAAACTCACGAAGAAATTGAATTTTTTTGTTTAGAGGTTTTCGCGTCAAGTCCTTTAATTGATAAAGTAAGATTCGTTATAGAAGATTCATCAAAAAGTATAATAATTATTTTTGAATCCAAATCTGCTAGGAAAGAACTTTCGGAAGAACTACAAAACATAATTTCAATGGAGGATATAAAGTTTTATTTTCTTTTTGATAGGGAAAGTATACACAGCGCAAATATACCTATTGAACTAAAAGATTTTATTTTTAAACCCAATCCTGAACATTCTTCAATAAAGTTAGAATATAATAAAGAAAAGAACGAAGAAAAGTCTGTTGATTTTATGGATTTAGATTCCATTTTGGAAAAAATTGACCAATATGGACTGGAAAGCCTTAGTGAGGATGAAAAAAAATTCTTAGATGAGTTTCAAAATTGAACTTTTCTTCGTATATTTACAACTTATACCTAAAGAACATACGCATGACTAAACTGATTTTAATTAATACCGAAGAAATCCAAAACTACATCAAAGACATTAGAAAAATTAAGGTTATATCCCATGAGAGACAAAATGTAATATTTAAAAGGTTATCAGATAAATCAATTAATAAAACTGAAAGACAATCACTATTAAATGAACTTGTGGTTGGTAATTTAAGATTCGTAATTAGTGTGGCTAAGTCTTACCAAAATAATGGTATGGAATTAATCGATTTAATATCCGAAGGTAATTTGGGTTTAATTAAGGCGGCAGAAAGGTTCGACCCAAATAGTGGGTATCGTTTTATATCCTACGCTGTTTGGTGGATTAAACAATCCATTATGTCGTCTTTAAATGAGAATTCTAGAATGATAAGGTTACCATCAAATATCATTCAAGACAATAATAAGAAAAAAAAGAACGAAACGTTCACAGAAACCCAATTTTTTATAAATTATGACGAAAGTGATGGTGAGGTTATTTTACCACATTGTGTCAATTTACACAATGAAATAAATGAAGATGGTGAACAACTTTTAGACACAATACCGAATCCAAATGCGGAAAATCCAGAGGACATTCTGAATACCCCCGAAGAAATTAAGAAAAGAGTTTCAATTATGTTGTCTGTTTTAGATGATAGAGAAAAAGTAATCATTGAAAAATCATACGGATTAAATGGGGTCGAAATGAATTTGGAAGATTTAGGGGAAGAATTTGGATGTACAAAAGAAAGAATCAGACAATTAAGAGATAAGGCACTTAAAAAATTAAGAAACGATAGTTACGGACTATTAAACTATTTATAAAAAAATAAAATATGAAACACTTTATTGAAAAAAACTTTATTGTTATTATAGCAGTATTAACTCTTCTAACTTTTTTAAAAAGTTGCGGAGATGGTAGAGAATTATCAAAAATAAGAAAAGAAATAGAAACAATTAAAGATTCGACTTATACAAAAGAAGAACTTAATGTTCGATTAAAAATTGAAGGATTGAAATCCGAAAAAAGGATGATTCAATCCACGGATAGAAAAATTTTAGATGTAAATCGTCAAACACAAATAGATGAAGAAATAAATAGATTAGAAAACAGTATTAAATGAATAATTGGTTTAAAAAAAATTATAAAACAGTAATAATATTAGCGTTTCTTATTCCAATTATAACCGTTGCAATTGTTTCAATTTCTCACGTCACAAAATGGTACGGAATATCTAACCCATTAACTTGGGCGATTTATTTATCAATAGGAATTGAAATTGCAGCGTTGTCTGCACTCGCAGCGATTTCTGCAAATATGGGGAAAAAAGTTTATTTCCCATTTGGAATTGTAACATTAGTTCAATTCATAGGTAATGTTTATTTTGCCTATTCATACATTGACATACAAAGTCCCGCTTTTATTTCTTGGGTCGAACTTTTTTCTCCTTTATTAGAGTTAATTGGTGTTGAATCTAACGATTATGTTGGACACAAAAGATTTTTAGCATTTTTTGCTGGTGGTATGTTACCAATAATATCTCTGTCTTTTTTACACATGTTAGTTAAATTTGTACAAGAAGAAAGAGAAAATGAACATAATAGTCTTTTAATAAATGCACCAATCGACAATGGGTCCGTTGTAGAAGAAACACTTGTAGTGGAGGAACCCGTTGTAGAAGAGACACCAGTAATTGAAGAAACACTTGTAGTGGAGGAACCTATAGTTGAACCTGTTGTAGAAGAAGTACCTGTAGTCGAACCAGTTGTAGAGGAATCACCTGTAGTGGAGGAACCTGTTGTAGAAGAGACACCAGTAATTGAAGAAACACCTGTAGTGGAGGAACCCATATTTGAACCCGTTGTAGAAGAAGTACCTGTAGTTGAAGAACCTGTTGTAGAAGAGACACCAGTAATTGAAGAAACACCTGTAGTGGAGGAACCCATATTTGAACCCGTTGTAGAAGAAGTACCTGTTGTAGAAGAGACACCAGTAATTGAAGAAACACCTGTGGTGGAAGAACCTATAGTCGAACCAGTTGTAGAAGAGGCACCAGTAATTGAAGAAACACTTGTGGTAGAAGAACCTATAGTCGAACCATTTGTAGAGGAAGTACCTGTGGTGGAGGAACCCGTTGTAGAAGAAATTCCCATTGAAAATAATGAGGAAGAAAAAAAAAACTAGAAGAATTAGACAACCAAATAGCGGAGGAATTATTGGGAAATTATGGTTTGGAGAATGGACAAGAAATAAATAACAATACAGAAAATGGTGAATCTTCTGTTGTGACTAAAAAATTAACTAGAAATGTTGGAAATACACAACGTAGAAGGTTTAGATGATAAGAAACTAAATATTGTTCGTAGAAAAACAAAAAAAACACAAATTTTACTATACGATACTGGTAGAAGAAGTGATGATTTTATTAGTAAAATAAAATATAGAAATTTGGGGAAATACGATGAGATTCCCCATTACATGGTCACAAAAATTGGTACGATATACCAATTTTACGATACCAAATTTTATTCAAAAACATTTGGGGATTCTATAATAGATAAGCAATTTATAAAAATTGCAATTGAAAATTTGGGATGGTTGACTAAAAACACTATAACCGGATTTTTAAACAATTGGATTGGTGACCCGTATAGGTCAGAACCTTTTATAAAAAATTGGAGAAACCATTATTATTGGGACAGATATATCGATGAACAACTTATAACAACAGCAAAATTGTGTGAATTTTTATGTGAATTACATGATATCCCCAAAAAAATAGTACCATCTCAAGGTTATATTGAAAATGTTGTTAATTTTAATGGTGTCTCATGTAAATCCAATTTTTCAAATATTTATACAGATATAAACCCATCATTTAATTTTAGACTATTTTTTAATCATGAACAACAATAAAAAAAACGGATACGATGAAATAAAGACAATGTTAAACACATTAAGAAATCTTAATGAATCGAAACATTTTACGAAACCGTTAATTAATGAGCAAAAAGAAAATATTGATTCTGACACCAATATTGATAAAGAACAATTCGATAATATTGAAATAGTTAATGATGTTGAAGTTAAATTACTTTCAACGGACCAAGAAGATGTTAAATTAAAAGAAGCGGATAAAACATCAATAAGTCAAATCATAGACTTATTTAGACAACAAGTTTCACAAATAGCCGATTTAGACCCTGGTTTTACTGTTACTGAAAATCAAGTAAGACTTGATGGTGTTTTAACTGAAACCGAAATAAATTTTGTATTAATTGCTGGTAATGAAAGTGGGTTATATATTAACAGTGATATGTTGGAAATTGATGAGGAAACAAATAGTATGTTAGAAAAATTATTTAAATTTAAAACAACATTTGTTACATCAATGGAACCATTAATAAAAGATAGAATGTCGTACTAATGCCTCTAACTAACTCCGATATAAAAGAAATTGAAAAAATCACCAGAAAAGAAATGAAAGATTTTCTGGAATCCACACAGGCACATACTATTGTCACAAAAATAATACAAAAAGAGATTGGGACGAAAGATATTGACGATAAGATTGTCGATTTATCTTCTAAAGTGGTTGTAGAATTGTTTAAAACATTATGGCAACGTAAGTCTTTTTGGGAACAACCAATAAAAAATGTTAAGTAATGGAAAATAAAAAAAGACCAAATATTAGTGGTGAAATGGATGAATTTCAAAGATTGTCTCAAGAATTAAGTAGAGACGAAAATATTGAAATTTCGGTAGAAGACATTGTTAAATCTTTTGAAAACGCTGAAGAAAAGACATTGACCAAAGATATTTGGAAAAAACTAGAGAACACTGAATCAAATGAAATCGAAAAGGGGGACATGGATTCGGTTATTAAAGTTGCCAAAAAATATAATAAAACTAATCCAAAAAAACTTGCACAATCTCTAAAGTCAGGGGATTATTCAAGACCATTAATATTAAAATTGGGGGATAGATATATTTTAGTTGCGGGAAACACTAGACTATGCACATCTGCAGCTTTAGGAATAGAACCTAAAGTTTTTATAGGTAAAATTAATATGGATGGTGAACTAAATGAAAAATGGTCTGAAAAAATGGGAAATAAAACATATTCTAAAGAGGAAATATCGAAACTTATAAATCAAGCACATAAAGGAATTACCAGAACTAAAGGAAAAGAATACGCTCCAACGTCACACGAAATCCAAAAATGGATTGACAACCATCTTTCAAAAGAAGAGGATGTTTCTGAGAAATGGAGTCAAAAGTACAAAGATTCAATAGACTGTAATAATCCAAAAGGATTTAGTCAAAAGGCACATTGTCAAGGTAAATTAAAGAGAGATACGAAAGAATCTATGGGTGCGGACTCATCGGGTTCTTTTGAGGCACCTTTAAAAAACGCACCAATAGTAAAAAGAAAAATAAATAAAATACATAATTTTGAATCTGATTTGGATGAGGCAACTGATTCGAGTTCTTCTGGACAATATGACGTTTCTTTTAGTTCAGGTAGGTCAAATCCATTGAAAATAAATGGACCTGATAGCATAAAAACAAGTAGAGCCGTTAAAGATAAAAATTTTCCAAAATACGGAGGACCAGGTGGTGTATTCGTAAAAGTAAAAGAAAAATGTAAGAAATACCCCTATTGTAATCAAGGTGACATAAAATCACTTGAATTTTTTGAAAAAGAAGGATTGGTTGAATCGGCTAAAAATGTATCGAATAAAACAGGAATTCCATATAAAATTGTTGAAAAATTGATACTAAACGAAATTAAAGAATATTTATTAAGTAAATGAAAAAGGATTTATTAAATATCATAGAAGAATCATTAATTAATGAGGTTAAAAAAACCATAATTAAGGAATCTAAGGACCAAAAAGAATATTATCACATTATGTGTGAAGGGGAACCCATTGACACTTTCGAATCAGAGGAAATTGCGATGAAACACTTAGATATCTATAAGAAAAATCATCCCGAAAAAGAATTCATAATTGAAAAATCAAATTATAAATCACCATCTGAATTAATTGATAAATTAGATAAGATGAGTGAAGAATTAGAAGAAAATAAAATAGAAAAACCAATGAAAAAAGTTAAAGTATCTAGTTTAGCGGAAGCCATTATGATGGCGAAAAATAAAAACCAAAAACATATTAAGGTGAATGGGGAATCCTATGATGTAAACGAAATGTGGAAATCATTAGAGGAAGAAGAAACCGATGTTGAGGAATCTAACGCCTTTGTTTTAGCTGCTGATGCCGCTAGAGATGCTGGCAAAAAAGAGTTTGAATTTCCTAAAGGTAGTGGTAAAATGCACAAAGTTACTTTAACAAAAGACATTGAAACCAAAGAGGGTAAAATGGGTCAGTGTAGTGAATGTGGAGGTATGATGAACGAAGAAGGCACGTGTAATGAATGTGGTACTGGAAATATGAACGAAACCAAAAAAATAAAATTAAGATTAACTGAGAATGAGTTAATTTCATTAATCTCTAAAATGGTGGAGAGTTCAAAAAAAATGATGAAAGAATCAGTGCCAGGGTTAGAGGTAACAAAGAAAGCCCAATCAGGTTCAAAGAAAGAAAATGAAAGTAATTTAAAAGATGTTGAACAAAAATTAAAAAAGGCATCGTCTTTTGATGGTAACGACAATCCTGAATTTCCTAAACAAATTGGAAAAGGTGAAAAAATGACAATAAAAACAACTGAAGAACAAGATGAAATAATTGCTGACACTAGAGGTGGGACAATGATTGATTTGGATTATGATTTCGAACCTTCAGAAAATTTTAAAAAAAGATTAAAAATGGCATTAGAAGGTGATACTAAAATGGGTAATTCTCATGAGGCCGCTAATGTGGTAAAAAAAGATACAGGTGAAAACCTGTTAAAATCTTCAAATAGAAAGAAAGAAAAGGCATCCAAAAACGCTGAAATTAGTTGGGGTCATAGTTGGAAAACACCGGAAAAAGTTGTTGTTGTAAAAGAATCTAAAAAAGATAATAAACAAACCATAATCGAAGAAGAAATTAAAAGAATGAAAACAATTTTGGGATATAATGAATCAACCCAATAATTAATATTAATCTTTATTTTCTATTCTTTTTTATTATTATATGAATATGTTATGGAAAATAAAGAAAATCAACTTGAATTAGATTCAACAGATAGATACAAACATCAAATAGATATTTGGTATAGAACATATAATATTAATCGAGATAAAATTGTATTGTTTTCTGATTTCCTTTCGTCTTTACATAACTTAGTTGAATCAACTTTTTTAGGTGAAGATGTTTTATACGATGAAGTAGACCAAAGAACCCATTTTAATTGGTGCTGGAAAAAAATAATATCTGATTTTGAAAAAGAAAAAATTTTCTTTAAAGAAAATGGTTCTCATTACGAATATTTTTGGAATTTCTTTTTTGAAGCCTTTTACATCAATAAATTAGACGATAAAGAAACCAAAGTATTTGAATACTTTCATAAATTATTTGATTTTACGTATAAAAAATCTAGGTCAGAATTAGATATTTTAACAGAAGTTTATAAATTATTGGACCAAAACTTGAAAAAGTAATTTTTTTCCGTATATTATATACAAAAACGGAAAATGGAAACACTAAAAATAATTAAAGACTTAGTGGAGAAACTATCTATTGACTCTACTAAAGTTTTTGAAAAGGGAAATAGAAGTGCGTCGGTCAGGGCCAGAAAATATGCACAAGAAATCAGAGAAATAATGCCTAAATTCAGGAAAGAAATTTTAAACGAAATTAAGAAAAATGATAATTAATATCTCAATATTTCTTTCTGTTTTAAGTATAATTTACTTACTAAGGTTTCTTTTTGAATTTTGCATAAAGTTTTTTTCTGAGGAACCCACTATCATAAAAATCTCAAAAACGGATGTTGTTTTTTTATATTTATCGATTTCATATTTAATAACCTTTATAATTGTTTGGCCAAATGTTTGATAGTATAAGATTTTTAAGACCATATTTTTTCTCTTTAAGAGAAATCGAAAATAATGTTAGTTTGGATATAAAACTACCCGTTACATGGAAATTTGAAACAATTATATCGCAATATAAATCGGTAAAATACAAAGTTCAAGATAAGAATGAAAAATTTAATTTGGTATCGATTATAAGTAATGCGACCGCTGATGGATATGAAATAGCATTTTCTTGTGCAAACGAAATAATTACAGTTAATAAAGAGAATGAAGAAAAACAAAAACTTTTGCAATCAAAAATAAAAGAACTTGAAATTTTATTTCAGCACCAATCTTTGGAAAAATTAAGAGACTTATCATTTATAGAAAATGCAAGACAAGAGAATACAACAGGGATTAGAATGGTTGATGAAGGAAGTGGAGAAGGACAATTTGGAAATCAAGACGATAAAGAATCAGATGATTGACGAAATAAAAAAAATAGATAAAACAAAAATGTTTACCCCAAAACAAAAAAATAAAATTGGTTTTTGGGAAAAAATATCAATAATACTTGGTTATGGAAAAAAAAGGTGAATTACTAAACCAAATAGCAATAATATCGGATTTAATTGAAAAGATGAATTTAAAAAAAATCTCATCTACAATTGTTTTTGAATTGGAGAATGATGTTTTTGAATCTACTTTCAAATACGTTAATAAGTTACAACAAAACAATATGATTAAACCCAATAAAACATTCACAATTAAAATTGGTGAAGTTGATATCATCTTTAATAAGAGTAGTGTCTAAATAGTTCTCTTCTCTTATATCCCTTTTCTTCTAAAATTTTATATAGATTTTTTCTTTGAATTGTTGTGATATCTCGAACAAAAATAAAGTTTGTTTTCTTTTTTTTCAAAACATCTTCTCTTATTAGTTCAAATAATCTTGATGCATCTTTTATATTTTTATTTCCAAATAAAAATATTTCATCGTCAATTTGCACAAATACTTTGTTATTTAAAGTGAAAATTTGACCGATACCGTTCATTGATAATATTTGTTCTAAAACTTCGTGATATCTAATCCTCGATTTTTTTTGAAAATCATATATTAATTCCTCTTTCCAATAAGGTATTATTTCTTTAATTCTATATTTTTCATTCTCTATTTTAGCCTCAACCAATCTTCCTAAACTATCTCTAACATACGTATTTTTTGCCCACCTATTGTTCGTAAAAATTAATGCCAATTCAAATATGGCATCTTGATTTCTTTTTGTTATCTGTAGCTGTACAAATCTGGGTTTTCTTTCTGTTTTATATTCATACCAATGTTCATAGATAGTTGTCCTTTTCATAGAACGACTAAAAATTTTTATTCTTTTTTTGTTACAAAATAAAACAATGAAATATTTTCCTTTTTTCATATGAATAGTTTAATTAAAGAAAAAAAACCATATATACCAAACATACTCCATACTACTATAAATATTTTTACAACATTTTCCATTTTATTTGTGGCATGGTTTACACTACCAATGGTTACTGGTGATGATTGTTTTTTCTTTTTACACGATTGACATGACATAATGTTAATAATTTACACATTAAATAAGTATTTATCAATTAACTATTTTGATTTATGTTTTTTTTTGGTTATATTTTATCTACAATTAATCGATAATGATAAGTTATATTGGAGGAAAGGCCAGAATCGGTAAATGGATTGTACCATATATACCAAATGATATAGAAACATACGTAGAGGGTTTCTCGGGTATGTTCTGGGTGTTTTTTAACATGGACTTGGATAAGTATCCAAATTTAAAAACGGTCGTTTATAACGACTATAATAGGTTAAATGCAAATCTATTTAAATGTTCAAAACAATATGATAAACTATGGGAAGAATTATCTAAATACCCATGCCAACAATTAGGTGTTGAAGATACTCCTCCTGAATATGAAAACATGTTTAATGAGTACCAAAAAGAGGTTTTTAATAGTGATTTGGTGATTGGAGAAGAACCGAATTTTGAAATTGCTGCAAAATATGTTTATGTTTTAACTCAAGTTTTTTCTGGTTCAAAACCGGAAACATCAAAATATACGGACTATAAAGGTAAATATAGGTGTAAGGTTTTGATTTTTATGGACAAGTTAAAACACCCAAAATATAGAGAACATCTTGACAGAATAACTTTTATCGAAAATCAAGATTTTGAAACTGTAATAGAAAAATACGACTCACCAACAACATATTTTTACATGGACCCACCGTATTGGAAAACTGAGAACTATTATTCAAATCATGTTTTTACAAGAAAAGACCACTTTAGGTTATCAAAGTCTTTATCTAATATCTCAGGTAAATTTAGTTTGTCGTATTATGAATTTGAAGACTTACATCTTTGGTACCCAACAGATGGTACCGCAATAAACTCAAAAGGACAAATGTTACTTTTCCAACCAATTAAATATAGATGGGAACAACAAACATTTAAAAAAGCGGCAGCGGCTAAAAAAGATGGTACTCAAAATGACGGTGTTGAATTACTTATTATGAATTATTAGTAATGAATTTCTCTAATGAAGTATTAATCTACATACAAACACTAAAAAATTTCTTTAATACAAATGAAGAAGCAAAAGTGTATTTTTTGTCTAATTTAAATGAAAATGAATTTTTTGACGCGATAATGAAAACTGCACAAAATAATTTTGAAAAAAATGGTGAACCAAATTTAACAGTGGAGCAGTTTGAGTTTTTAAGAAAATTATTGGTTACATTTAATAAATTAGAGGAAGAAAATCAAGAAAACTTCATATTTGATTTTAAATCAAAAAACTTTAAATTTTACTACAAATAAAAAATAGTTGACAAACCAACTTTACTTGTGGATATTTATAACATTGACGAGGAATTAACAAAAGTAGATAATAAACAAAAAATTAAATTTTAAAAAAAACAAAAAATGATTACAGTAACAGTAGACGAATTAAATGAAATGAAAAAAAATGGAGAAAAAGTACTTGTCGACTTTTTCGCCTCTTGGTGTGGACCATGTAAAATGTTATTACCAAGATTAACTGAAATGGAAACTGATTTTCCAAATGTTAAATTTGTTAAAATAGATGTTGACCAAAACAGAGAAGGTTCAATTGACTACGGAATTCGTGGTGTACCAACCGTTCTAATTTTTAACGGTACAGAAGAACTATCGAGAACTAGTGGTGTAAGGCCCGACCAATTTTATAAAGAAATTTTAAACACCCTTTAAAATGGCAAATCAAGTATTACTTTTTACATTAAACGGATGTGGGCATTGTAAAACTCTAAAAGAAAGATTAAACAAAGAATCCTTACCATTCACCGAAGTTGAAGTTGGTAAAAATCAAGAATTATGGAATAAAATTGTTGAACAAACAAAAAATCAATTTTTACCAGCATTCTATATCAAACAAGAAGGGACTAATAAAGGCCCATTTTTCTGTCCTGAAAAAGATTTCAAAAGTGATGATGAGGCGGTTAATATTATCAAAGGGTATATGGTAAAAAAAGAATTGGGTAATTAACTTTTCCCCTTTTACATTGTAAAATCATCTTTACCTAATCTTGATTTAGCGCCAAGTTGGTTAATAAACCATCCTTTATATTGACCATATACTCCTGAGAAGTGACATGGTCCTAAGACACCAATCATTTTTTCAAAAATGTATCTATCACAATCTTTTGTTTGTGGTGATGGATACCATATATTATTATCAACAAACGCACTTCTACTAAATGAAACCTGAGAGCCATCAACCCTACACGATGGAGAAATTGGTTCCCTATAATGATTTAATGATGATGTATTAAAACTTTTATCTGAGGGTTCTTCTACAGATTCACGATAAGTCTCAACCTCAGGATTAAAAAATTTAACATGAGAGTAACACCATGATTTATCTGAATTTTCATTGTAAAACTTATTTAAGTTGGTTAGATAATCAGGAAACAACGCATCATCATCACACATAACAATAACGTAATTCGCGTCACTTTCTTGAATTGCTCGATTCATATATGCACCATGAATACTACCACCTTGTCTTTTTTTATCTTCTGCGGTGTTGTTAATATAATAAAAAGTAAATTTATCAATGATTGAGGAGCAAACCTCTCTAACCACCTCTTCACCTTTATTAATTGACCCATCATCAATGAACCTAACTTCAAAATTTTTATAATTCAATTCCATAATCGAATTAAGGGCGTTTAAAACAATTTTTGGTCGTTCATAATAAACCAATATGATTAAAAATTTATTCGTTTTCATATGCACCAGTAATAGATAAATTAGTTCCGTTAATATATTCGGTTTCAATGATTGTCGACACTAAGTTTGACATTTCACTAACCATACCAAGTCTTTTAAGAGGTATCATTTTTAAAACATTTGATAATACTTCTTGAGGTACTTTTTCCGTTAAGCCACCATCAAAATACCCTAATTGAATTGAGTTTGATGTGATTCCGTATTTAGAATTTTCTAACGAATATGTTCTGATTAGATTATCACAAAAAGACTTAGATGCCGAATATATTCCTGTACCTCTAATTGGGTTTTTAGATAAGACCGATGAAATGTAAATCACCCTACCAAATTTTTTTTCTCTCATTTTTTCAGTAGAATGTCTTAATACATTTAAGAAACCAAAAATATTTACACCAACCTGTTCCGTAACCATTTCATTTGTTTGTTTATGAATTAACCCATCGTAGTTTTTGACCGATAGGTAAATAATAATATCAAAATCAATAGACTCCAAAAATTTTTTAACCCTAACTTCATCAGTCACATCGCATGTTTTCGAACCGATAGATATACATTCATATCTTTCACTAAGATATTCTTGCAATTTAGAACCTAAACCTCCGGTTCCACCAAATAATAAGATTTTTTTCATTTATTTATTGTGTTTATATTCTCTTATGTTTTTTTCTGTAATGTTCTTTTTTGAAAATTCACCTTTCCATGCTTCTGAAAACATTGGTGAATAGTACACATCACAATCGTCATAGTAATAATGAGTTACCTGTGAGTAACGAGTACTATTCGGGTCTCTAATAACGTCGCCACCATGAATTAAATTTGATACCCATAAAAGTGCTTGACCTTTTTTACAAATTAAAGGTTTAACTTCCAATTTTTGAACATCAACTAATTGTCTAATAAATTCTTCATATTCTGAATAACTATCGAATTGTTTACCATACTCAGGAACTTTAATTTTTAGGTCGTAAAAATCAAATATTGGTAGCTTATGTGAACCCGGTACATAGAGTAATGAACCGTTTTGGTCCGTCATATCTTCTAATGCAACCCAAACCGCCGTTAACCATCTATGTGGCATGGAATCAAAATGTATTAAATCACTATGTAGTGGTTGATTTGAACCATAATTAAAGGTTATTGTTTGAAATGGGTACGGTTCTCTCTTATAAAATAACCTAAGAATATCCATAACAATAGGATTTAAAGAAAGAGATTGTAACATTTCACTTTCTTTCCAACCTTCAAATATTCTTTTACCTTTAGAATAATGATACCCATCCGCTTGGGTAACCACTGTATCTTGTTCATTTAATCTATCAATTTCTTTTTTAAAGTTATCTATTTGTTCATCGGTCAAACCCAAATCTAAAACGATATAACCATCTCGGTTAAGTTTATACGCTAATTCTTTTTGTTCTTCGGTTAAATCCTGATGTTTAATTAATTCATTAAAAAATGGGGATTCAAACCACGGCCAATTCATCGCCTCGGAATCTTGTTTATAATTTTTCATTTTTAAAAACCTACTTTATAAATTATTTCTAATTCTTCGTTATTTTTTACATAATTATTTTTTTGACCTGCATGAGATTGGAAATTTAAACAATATGGAGAATATGACGGGTGATTTTTAATTTCCATACCTAACCTAACAAATCTATTAGTAAAATCAATTTCATATTTTTCAAGTTTATCATATCCATCATTTAAACTTGATGTCATATTTAAAAAATTTTTAATTTCATCAATCGACCTTGATTGTAAAAATTTATTAGTTGAAGTTAATCCACAACCACCACCAGAGTGTTTCGGGTGAAATGAAATTGACATTGGAGCCAATGAAACAAATCCTAAATTATCATCACTATCTAAAAAGTCAATGAAATCTTTCATATATTCGTTCTTATAAACTAAAACATCGTCTTCACAAAAAAACCAATAATCATAGTCGTTTTTGTATTTTAAAAACATATCATAATAACCTCCAAAAGAACCTCCTTTATTGTCTCTACTCTCCACAATAATTTTACCGTTTTTTGTTTCAACATTGTGATATGAATTTAATATATTGTTACTTTCAATATTGTTGCAATTATTGTTAACAATAATAACATCTGTCGGTACACCATTTTCAATATTGAGTTCGTTTTCAATCATTAGTTTTAAAAACTCAATTACGTTTTGTGGTGTATTGTAAACCGACCTTCTGTTACCAAAATATGTGCAAATAATCTTTGCACATGTTTTATTTTTGTTTGATGAAATTTGGGTCATTTGATAATTTAATTACGTTTTCCTTATTTCTGGATTTATGAAATTTTAAAGGATTACCAATATACACCGACCATTCGTTTAATTCCGATTTTGAATAAACAAAACTACTGGCACCAATTGTACAACCTTCAGGGAAAGTTACACCTGGTAAAACAACAACGTCTGAGGCGATTCCCGAATAATTTTCAAATTTGATATCACCCCTAAAGATTTTATTGTTACCCCAAAATTCATTTACGGGTCCAAAATCACCACTGTAATCTTCGGATGCGCAAAATAACTTTGAACCATAACCAATAAAATTCCATTTTCCTAGTGTTATTTTATGTTGTGTACCACCACCTAAAACAGCATGTGAACATATCTGAGCATATTCCCCAACTTCTAATGCGGTGGTTATTAAACAAAATGGGTCTATTCTTACATTATCACCCAAATAAACATTTTTTGGATTTGTGAATATTACATTGTGACCAATAAAGACATTACTACCACAATAACCCAAATCCTTTTTTATTTCTTCATTCCATCCAACCATATCATTACTATTTTACCATCCCTTTTTAATACAATCCACAATATATTCTCTTTGTTCTTCGGTAACCCACCAACCAACAGGTATAGAAACCACTTTACCGATTATTTTATCTAACGTTGGTAATGGAGAATTATAATTTTGCACACAACTATGTTTATCATTTCTTTCATGTACTTGAGATACGACTATATTACATTCTTTCATCCATCTATAAAATCCTTCCCTATTTTCAACTAACATACTATAAATCCAAAATGCAGATTCGTGACCCTCATGTCTTGTTAATGTTGTTAACCCATTAATATTATTTAAATTTTCATCATAAAATTTCGCGTTAGATTGGTGGGTGTCAACTATATTTTTTACATGTTTTAGATTTTCAATACCAACCGTTGCACAAACATCATTCATATGGAATTTAAACCCCCATTCTTGAATATCGGCTTCACACCTAAAATCTTTTCTATTAGAGTTTCTATCAATACCATACCATCTTAATAACTTCGCTCTTTCATAAAGTTCTTTGTGAGGTAGTAATAATAAACCACCATCAATTGAGGTTATGTGTTTAATTGCTTGCAAACTATACATCACCATATTTCCATGGTTACCCAAACGTTTTCCTTTATACTTTGAACCGAATGAATGTGCCCCATCTTCAATAACCGCCGGTTTAAAACCATATAATTCAAAACATCTATTTTGAATTTCTTTGATTTTATCCAAATCATTTGGATACCCACCCCAATGGACTAACATGATTATTTTAGTTTTGGGTGATAATTTTCTCATTAAATCATCTAAATCTATATTTAAAGTAGATGGGTCAATATCTACCCATTTTATTTTCAAATTATTAGCTAAAGTTGGAAAATTTGAAGCAGTACAGGTTAACGATGTTGATAAAACTTCATCACCATTTTCAAGACCCGGCCATTTATCTGTTTTGTTTTTTAATAAGTGTAAGGCCAAATGTAGACCACTGGTACCTGAGTTTAACGTTACCACGTAATCTCTATCAAAGTAATTTTTTAAGTCGTTTTCAAATTTTTCAACTTTTTCACCTTGACCTATATACCCACTATTTAGTACTTTTGTAACTTCAGATGAAGCGGTTTCTGACATAAACACTTTAAATAGTTGAATCATTTCTTTTTGCATATTTTTTAATTTAAAATAACAATATTTTTTATTTTTTTCAAGTTTTGTTTTATAAAAGGTTCTAACCTTTCTTTGAAATCACTTGACATCTTTTTATTTTTTTCTTCATGGTCATTTCTTGATTGTGATTCGTAGTGGTATGCCACTGATTTACCAGATATAAAATTTTTATAACCAAAAATTTCACATTTTAAATTTAATTCAACATCTTCAAAACATTCAATATAATTTTCATTAAACATGTCACATTTTTCAAATACTTTTTTATGAATCATCATAAAACCTCCAGTATTACCAATTACGTTTTTTGTGTTTGTTGTATAATTGTAATAAGAATTAAAACCATGGTGAGTTATCCTAACATTATTTATTTTCTCTAATCCAATTAAAACACCATCATGTTGAACAGTATTGTCTCCGAAATGAAGTCTGGCACCAACAGTACCAACATTTTTATTTTCTTTAAAAATCAACAACATGTTATAAATCACGTTGTTTAATAATTTAATATCGTTATTACAAAATAAAAGGAATTCATAATTATTTGAAATGTAATTTTTCACAACGTCATTATTAATCTTTGCAAAATTGTAGTAATCATATTCAATTAGTTTTATATCACCTAATGTTAAAATATTTTCTTTTATCCATTTTTTTTCATCATCAGTTGAACCTGTGTCAGCAATGAATATGGTAAATAGGGTAGAATTACAATGGTCATAAAATGATTTTATACAATCGTGCAACATCTCAACTTTTCCTTTGGTTGGGATAATTACAGCAACTTTTCCAATGTTTTTTAATGGTTTTTCTTTGACATTTTCAACATAAATTTTTTCAGGTTTCAAATCTAATGGTAGTTTATTTCCCCATTTTTGTAAAAATCTTTCTTTAGATTCAAAAAATTCTTGGTTTGGTTGACCAACTGATTGGTGAGTAATTTCAAATGAAGATGTAACACCAATTTTAACACCGTCTAAATAATTCGGTAAACAAAACGAATGGTCATAAAAATGAAATTTACCAATTGTTTCATCAAAAGAATGTTTGATTTTTGTTTTATTAAATGATATAAATAAACCATCAATTGTAACAACGGGAATTAATTCGGGCAATTTAGTTGAATATCGACTTAACCATTTTTTTTGACCTTCTGGTTGATGGTAAACTTGTCCAACCATTGTTTGTTGCATACGTTCCCAATAAACACCGGATTCAGGAAAATAACAAGAGCCAGCTTTACCTATAATACCATAATCACTGTTTGATTCAAAATCTTTAAGTATTTTTACACCCCACCCTGTTTCTAGTTTAATATCATTGTGGACACATACAATGATTTCATATTTAGACTCACTAATTCCTCTGTTATAAATTTCTGCAAGTGAATATTGGTTAAAATTTTCGTATTCAAGAATTTCAAAATTTTTAATACCAATAGTTTTTGTTAAATGGTCTTTAAAAGTTTTATTATAGTTCGTGTCTTTGTGTGTTGAGTAGATTATTGTTATCATAATTTTTTTTTTAACAAATATACAGAATAAAATTTAAAATTTAGAACCTTTGGTTACCAACTCATTGTGGTTATCAATTTCCTTTTTAAATTCTTCTTTATTGATGTATAAATCGAGGGCCCTATTTACCAATTTTTGGAAATTTATTCTAGCACCCATACTTTTTGCTTTAAATCTATCATAAATGTCGTCAATCACAATGACGCTAGTTAATTTTGTTTGATATTTTGGCATGATTATATATTTATATATTTATATATATATTTTTAATAATTAAAAAAAAATTACACTTTTATGTGCAATTTTTATTGAGGAGTCTGTTCTTCGTTTGACTCATTAGTTAATTCTTCAATCTTATCAATGATTTCATTGATTTGTTTGTCCATTACTGTTATTTCTTGAGGAGAACTATTTGTAGTTCCTTCTGTTAATTGTACAGTGATTGTTTGATTGTTAACTGCTTGATTGTTTTTTTTACATCCGCATCCGGCCATAATTAGTGTTTTTTTATAAATATTTGGTTTATTGAAAATAATTTACTATATTTTTGATGAAAAAATATTAAAATACAAACAAAAAGTAAATGGAAAAAGATTTTAAAATCGTAAAAAGTGTCCAACATTCAAACTATGAGGCGATAAAAAACATCATGGAACTCTATGGTATAGAGAGATTTGACTTAGATTGCACCTACTCAAAAGGTAATTTTTGGAAAAATTTACCTGAACCATTACATAAAACCGACTTGTATCCGCATTATGAACATGTTATTGAGGCGAATTCTGAAAATTTACCATTCGAAGATGGTTCGATGAAAAGTATTATGTACGACCCGCCTTTTGTTATTGCGGGAAAAACATTTAAAGAAAACAGACCCGGAAGTTCGATTATTGCAAAAAGATTTGAAGGTTATACCACATATAAGGAATTACAAGAAAATTATTACAATACATTAAAAGAATTATATAGAATTTGTCAAAAAGATGGATTTTTGGTTATGAAATGTCAAGATACCGTGTCAGGGGGTAAACAACACTTTAGTCACGTAATGATAATGAATATGGCGTTTAAGCTTGGATTTTATCCATTAGATATGTTTGTTTTAATAAATAATGTAAGACTTAATAGTTTTGGTACAAAATGGACAAAACAAGAACATTGTCGAAAATACCACAGTTATTTTTGGGTATTCAAAAAAATTAAACCAAAAGTTAATTATGATTTTATTGGGTTTTGAGGTGAACCCAAATACATATTAACCTTGTCTCCAACCTTCATACCTGAACACGTTCCCGATGGAAATTCAATTACATGGTCACCAATACCCGAATATCTTTTTGGGTTCATTTCGTTTCGACCAGCGGGTTCACAATTTAGGTGAATTTTACTGATTCGACCATTTAATATAAAAACAATATCCAAATTAATAAGACAATTTTTCATCCAAAATGAATGATGACCAATTTTACCCATATTAAAAACCATACACCCATCTAAATGGTCTCTACCCATCATACCTCTTTGAATTTCTTCTGGTGTTGACAGATATTCCGCAGAATACTTTTGGTTATTAATTATTACTGACATTTTTTTATAAATATTTGTTTATCTCATTATTTTTTTTTATATTTTAGATATGAGACCTATTTTTGACGGAAACTTTAATTTTGAAAATCACATTGAGTTGGAATATGTTTTGGATAATTTAAATCCAAAAATAGCAATTAACATACTAGAATTAGGAATAGAACAGGGACTAAGGGAAGGTATATATGATTTGACCGAAGTTCATTGTTTATATAAATCACTTAGATTTTTAAAAAATTATGAAGATAAGAATAATAATTTATTCAATGATAATAATGATGGGGATAATAACTAAATTATTTGTTGATACAACATACATATTTAATCATTATTTTTTGAATGGAATGATTTTCATGTCTTTAGTAAACATTTTATTAGAATATTTAATTAATAGAAAAAATGGGTAAAATAGAAACTAAAAAATATTTATACGATTTTTTTATTCTTAAAAAGAAACATTTTTGGTTTTTAATACCGACCCCAATTCTTTATTACAATAAAGAAACGTTTTTTGAAACCGGTGTATATACACCATCATTTGGGTTTACATTTAGGTTTTTAAATATTATGATTGGAATACAAATTCAAAAAAACTTATATATTAAAAATGAAAACAAAAATTGAATACGTATGGTTAGATGGATATATATCTGAACCTAATTTAAGAAGTAAAATAAAAATAATCGATTACGCCAATCCATCAAGAATAACATTGGGGGATATACCTAATTGGGGGTTTGACGGCAGTTCAACAAAACAAGCTGAAGGTAATTTTTCTGACTGTTATCTTAAACCAATCAAATTATATCGTTCGGATAATAATGAATCAGACACGATTTACGTATTATGTGAAGTTTTGGATGGAGACAATAATACACATGACTCAAATACTCGAGCATTAATTGGAGATGAAGATATTGATTTTTGGGTGGGTTTCGAACAGGAGTACTTTATCAGAAAAGGTCATAATCAAAACATTTTAGGATTTAACGGTCCAATCATTGACCCACAAGGAAAATACTATTGTGGTGTTGGTGGACAAATGCATGGAAGACATCTAAGTGATGAACATTTGGATATGTGTCTAAAATATGGAATCAATATTGAAGGAACAAACGCAGAGGTTGCTATTGGTCAATGGGAATACCAAATATTTGGTAAGGGAAAAATATCAACATCAGATGACTTATGGATGTCTCGATATTTTCTTTATAAATTGGCCGAAAAATATGGATACCAAATTGATTTACATCCAAAACCTATTCAAACTGGTGAGTGGAATGGTTCAGGTTTACATACAAATTTTTCAAATAAAAAAATGAGAGAAGTTGGCGGAGAAGAATATTTTAACTCAATTTTTAAATCTTTTTCAAGTAGAACAAAAGAACACATTGATGCATATGGTTCCGATAATCATTTAAGGTTAACCGGAAAGTATGAAACACAATCGATTGACAGGTTTAGTTGGGGGTTTTCTGATAGGGGAGCGTCTATTAGGGTACCTAAAATGGTATCTGAAAATTGGACGGGGTATTTGGAAGACAGGAGACCGGCTTCACATGCCGACCCATATAGAATTGTTAAAGTTATTTCAGATACGTTAAAATTTGCGGATGAATTATATAAAACGTTATATATGATGTATTACGAATCAGATGTTATTAAAAATGATTATGGTACATTAACAAAAGATGAACTTCTTAATGATTTCAAACAAGACTAATGTTTATACATATAACACCCGACGAACTCGAGGATGAATTTAAAAATTCTTGGAAAAGTGGATTGTTAACAAACGCTCACATTGATTACGCTACCAATGCGATTCATTGTTTATTTATGAATAGACAAGAAGTTATTGTTTTTAAATTCGATAAATATGGATTTATAAACGATAATCGATGTAACAAATATTCTCTCTCTTCAGGTTCCGCTGGAATAACCATTAAAATAGAAAAAACATGATACATCAAGAAATTTTAGACACATTTGTATTTGAAACAATGAATGGTCAGTTCGGTGTTTGCAACCCAACAGAATTCGACCAAATTATTGGTTATTACAGTACAAAAATTGAAGCCGAAAACGCTTTAAAAGAATATGTAACTCGAGAACAGATTGTTTTTGAATAATATGAGTAGAATATTCTTAATCGATATTGATGGTACCATCTGTGATGATATCAGTAATGAGAATAGTCACCTTTATCCAAATGCAAAACCTATGGTTGGTGCTCAAAACATCATCAATAAATGGTACGATGAAGGAAATATCATTACTTTCTTTACCGCTCGTGAATCCAAAGACAGGACAATCACCGAAAATTGGTTAGATACACACGGATTCAAATATCATGGTTTGATTATGGACAAACCTCGTATTCAAGATGGTCAAGAATACGTGTGGATTGATAATAGAAAAGTTAGAGCAATAACTTATCTTGGTACTTGGTCTGAGTTAACAGAAGTAGACGCTAAAATTCAAATGTTTAAAAAATGAATATACGTTTAATAACAAAAATGAAAGAGATACAGACTTTTTATAGAGAGATAGGAAGTTATTGTTACGAATTGTACACGTTGATGTGTGCATTCGCATTAAAAGAAAATATACCTTACGGTCTAGATATTCATCTGAAACTCATGGATGTAGTAGAAGGAGAATATGTGGGAATTTGATTTTTTTTGAATTTTTGTTATATTTGTATTAAACCGAAAATTATTAAAAAAGTTATGAACAACGAGATGAATAACGAAGGACCAAAAACATTTGTTATTAATGATTTTAAAGCATTTCTTGAACATCTATCATTTTGGCATAACAAATCAGATGATGAGTGTATCGAATTAGCAACAAATGAATATGGTTTAGACGCCGAACAAGCATTGATGAACATGTTCGAAAGAGATTTTGTTACTGATATGAATAATAATATAATTGAAGAACTTAAAAATTTAAGAGACAATGAGGATGAATAAACAACAACAAGAATTATTGGATGAGGCTTACGAGAATTACACGAAAACTTTGGTAGGTTCTATTACTTTCTCGGAAAGAGAAAAAAATTTCAAATCAAATGGGGTTGAATTTAACTCAGGTTATCCAAATTATACCCACTATACACAAGAAGAATTCATCAATAAATGTAAAACTGAGGATGCACTATCCTTAAAGTGGAGAGAAGAATATAGAAACCTCCAATATGGCTCCAAAGAAGAAATAGAACACTTAAGTAAACATTATACACCCGATACAGAGTTCTCCCAAAGGTGGGGGTTGAAGATTGAGGAACGAGAGTTGAATTTGGAAGAAAGAGCAAAATGGTTACAAGATAATAAAGGATACGACTTATTGGTTGGTAATTTAGACCACGACCATATAAGAGAAGTTGTTGAAGAAGAAGCACCAACCAAACTAATCACAATAACATACAACGATAAAACAATAGAAAGTTATGGATAAGTTAGAATTGAATATATCACCTGAATATTCAGGTTGGATAGCAGATTTATTGGTCAGAGGTCTAATGGAACATGAGACAAGTTACGGTGATATGATACCAGTCCCCGATGAAGTGGTTAGTTTTATCAAAGAATTCTATGAAAATAAACACGAAAATGAACAACGAGATGAATAAAGAACAACAAGAATTATTGGATGATGCGTATAATGATTATTGTAGTTCTTTTAGTGATTCTATTATAGAACCAAACACAAAAGAATTGTTCATCGAGAAATGTAAACATAATGTAGAGTACTCCATAAGGTGGGGATTAAAGATTGAAGAACGAGAGTTGAGTTTGGAAGAGAGGTATGGGTTATCAAGAGTAAATGGGATATCCCCCAAATACTCATTTGAAATAGAGGATGGTAAACCAACCCCAAATAAGATGAGTGAAAGTGAGTGGTATGATAATCACAACATTCCAACCAAACTAATCACAATAACATACAACGATAAAAGGATAGAAAGTTATGAAGGGAATATTAACAAGGAATGAAGATGGTATTTGGATGGTAAAATGGTCTGATTTACATTCATTTGGTCACGGAACGCATTGGTCTTATACAGAACTATCTAATGATAGTAATTCAATCAAGTACATTAAAGATGGTGAAATTAAATATAACGTACTTAAAGAAGGTTTGGAAGTTGATTTCGAAATTATAACATCAGGATACGATAGGGTAAACTTTACACCAAATAATTCAGCTAAACTTATATTCCCAGAAGTTGATATTTTTGAAAAAGAAGGTTATATTAAAGAGTATGTTAAAGAAGGTGGTGTCCTATGGTCAATATACAAAATATCAACTATTAGTGATGGTGGTACAATTATGTTAATAAGACCACCACAAAGTAAATTAAACCCAATTTATATTCATAAAGATTATTGGACATTACATGATGGTTATCCAACAACGGATGAAAATCTAATAACTAATACAAATGAACAATATTACATAATAGATAGGTTACAAAAATATAAAAGAGATTGTGAATTTAATTTACGACAAATTAAAGATATTATAGAAAAAATAAAGCTATGAATAAAGAAATTGACATAACACTAGTGGATAAAATAGTCGCTGATACAAGGAGAGTTTGTGAGATACGATTTGATTGTATGGTGACAATGCATGATGTTGCATATAAGAAATACAAGGGAATGTGGGGACAAGAAAAACAATCCAAAACACCTCAATGGTTTAAAGCCAATCATATTCTAACATTAGAAACGGTTAAACATGCCGACCCATACGAGTTGGGAATGAGAATTAAAGAAATGTTTCATCAATTAGAAAAAACAATAGAAAGTTATGAACAACCTAGATAAACAATACCAAGCACTCCTACAAGACATACTTGATAATGGAGTAGAAAAGAAAGACAGAACAGGTACGGGGACTCTATCAGTATTCGGTAGACAAATCCGTCATTCTATGAAAGATGGTTTCCCACTTTTAACTACCAAAAAAATGTATTTCAAAGGAATTGTAACTGAATTGTTATGGTTCTTGCGAGGTGATACATCAATAGAATATCTTTTAGAAAACGATTGCAATATCTGGACAGGAGACGCTTATCAATCTTACTTGAAAGAATGTGAAAAATTAAAAAAAGATGATGAAAAAATGTAATTTTTATATCCATCACCATATTTATAATAAAAAAGAATATGGAAACAAAATACTATTTGTATATTAAAACAAGTCCAATTGGTTTAAAATATCTTGGTAAAACAACTAAAAATCCTTTCACCTACTTAGGTAGTGGTAAAATTTGGAAACAACATATTAAAAAACATAATTTAACTATTAACGATATTAAAACAGAAGTTGTGTTCGAAACAAATGATGTTAATAAATTAATTGAAAAAGGTTTGGAATTAAGTGCGTTATACAATGTTGTTAAATCAAAAGAGTGGGCTAATTTAAGAGAAGAGGCTGGTGATGGTGGTGATACTAGTAATTTTATTAATTTTACAAACCCAGTTTTTCACAATTCAGAAAGAAGTAAACATCTAAATGAGTGGTTAAAAAATGTGAGTGAAGATGAAATGAAACAAATTTTAAGAGAAAGGATTGCAAAAGTTGATTTTAATGAGAGGGATAAAAAAACAAAAGAAAATACAGATTGGGAAAGTTGGAGGGAATCTATTAAAAATAGAAAAACTGACTATACCAAATTCTTAGGTAAGGTTCACGAAAAAAATAAAAAACCAGTGCTACAATTTGATTTAGATGATAATTTTATACAAGAATTTGATAGTGCATCGTCAGCGGCTAAATCGTTAGGTTGTAGTAATGGTGGTAATATAACAAATTGTTGTAAAAGTAGATGTAAATCTACTTTAGGATTTAAATGGAAATATAAAAACATAGAAAATGAAAGCAAATAAAAATGATTTACACGAAAGTGGTCGTCCACTCTCACAAGAAGAATTCATCGACAAAATCAAAACAGATGATGAGTTTGCTAAGAAGTGGGGTGAATTAGGACCAATTTATGGTAAACAGTGGAGAGAATGGAAAACCGAAGTTGCTATTCCAACAACATTAAAAATTGATGATGGTGATGATATTGAACCCTTATATGTAAAAGGAACACAGTATATTGACCAAATCCAAAA